TGCAGGGCCGAAGTAAGTTGAAAAAATAATTTTCCATGGGATTGCGAGGCCCAGGAGCGAAGCCGGTCAAGGCGCGCAAGCGCCGGCCACCGCCGCGCAAGGCCGGTGCGCCCCGGGCCGAACGGGTCTGCAGGTTTATCGAAGGGTTGAAGATCACCGCGGGTATGCATGCCGGGCGCAAGTTCAAGCTCCGCCCTTGGCAGAGGGAGATCATCGAGGCGCTCTATGCAGTCGATGAGCAGGGCCATCGCATCAAACGCTCGGCCTTGATCTCCATGCCGCGAAAGGGCGGCAAGACCGCGCTGGCCGCGGCGCTCGCCCTGGCGCACCTGCTGGGGCCTGCGGCCGAGTCCCGCGGGCAGATCGTGAGCGCCGCCGCGGATCGGGCCCAGGCGGCCATCCTCTACAACGAGATGCTCGCGATGATCCGCGCCAATCAGGCCTTGGCCGATAGGGTTATAATCCGCGATTTCAACAAGACTATTGAGGATACCGTGACCGGCAGCGTCTACACCGCCCTGTCGGCGGATGCTCGCAAGGCCCACGGGTTGAGTCCGTCCTTTGCCGTGCTTGACGAATTGGCTCAATGGCCGAGCCGTGACCTCTACGACGCCCTCGTGAGCGGCGGCGGCGCGCGGCTCGAGCCGTTGTTCGTCACGATCAGCACGAAGTCCCCGGACGAAAACAGCGTCATGTCGGAGTTGGTCCGATATGCTGAACAGGTGATCGACGGCACCATCGTGGACCCTTCATTTCATGCGACGATCTATGCGGCCGCGCCTGATGATGATGCTTTCGACCCCGCGGTCTGGCACCGGACCAACCCGGCCCTCGGCGATTTCCGGTCCTTGAAGGAATTCGAAGTCGCCGCCGACCAAGCGCAACGAGTCCCCGGACGTCTACCGGCGTTCGAGCTGCTGTACCTCAATCGCGCGATCGACGCGGAGGCCTCGTTCCTGGCGCGGGGCGACTGGCTGGCATGCGGGGCGGAGATCGACCTCGAGGCGCTGCGGGGCGAGCAGTGCTACCTCGGTCTCGACCTGTCGAGCTCGACGGACCTGACGGCCCTCGCCGCCTGGTTTCCGGGGACCGGTGCTCTCCTGACATGGGCGTGGCTGCCCGCAGAAGGCCTGGGAGAGGCGGAAAGACGGGACCATGCCCCCTATGCCCTGTGGCAACGCGAAGGCCATCTGCTGACCACGCCAGGGCGTTCTATCGACCGCGCCCATATCGTGCATCAGCTCGCCGAGCTGGTCGCCGACTTCCGGGTGACGGCGATGTTTGTAGACCGCTGGCGGTTTGATGAGGTCGCGCGACTGCTCGCGGACGAAGGGCTGGATCGCAAGCTCAAGGTGATCGAGCATGGGCAGGGCTGGCGTGACATGGGGCCGAGCCTCGACGCCTTTGAAGCCGCCGTCCTGTCGAAGCAATTGCGGCACCCGAGCCACCCGGTGCTGACGATGTGCGTCACCAACGCGACCGTGATCACCGATCCGGCCGGCAATAGGAAGCTGGTCAAGAACCACAGCTACGGCCGCATCGACGTGCTGATCGCCGCCGTCATGGCCGTCGGCGGCGCTGCCCGGGTGCCGCCGAAGCGGGAGTCCGTCTACAAGACGAGGGGGCTTCTGAGCCTTCCCGGAAACCCGTGATCTTTCTGTAGATACACAACCGTGGTACTTATCCCGTGGCCCGTCGTGATGACGGCCCTTTCCCAACCGGGGACCGGCCCCGGCATTGATGGAGGGCTCAATGCCCAAACTGCATGAGCTGCAGGAGCGGCGGAGCTCCGCCGTCTCCGAAATGCGAGCGATCAATGACAAGGCGGAAGCCGAGAAGAGAGATTATTCAGAAGCCGAGAACGAGAAGCACAAGACGCTGAAAGCGGAAGTCGCTGGCCTCGATCGCCAGATCGAGCGCGCCCGCGATCTGCAAGAAGCTGAGCGCGCCGCGCCGGCAATCCTCCACCATGGTCGCGGTGATGGACAGTACGAACATCGCGCCCGCGAGTTTTCACTGATCAAAGCGATCAACGCTCGACTCGGCGAAGATGTGGATGCGGGTTTCGAGCGCGAGATATCAGCCGAAGTGAAGCGACGAAGCCGCCGCAAGTTTCAAGGCATCGCAGTTCCGGATGAGTACTTTCAAATCGAGAAGCGCACGCTCTTGGTCGGCTCGAGCGCCGCGCCGCTCTATCCAGAAACGCATCGCGGGGATCTCTTTATCGACGCGCTCCGCGCCCAGTTGGTCGTTGGAAGACTCGGCGCGACAGTGCTCGATAATTTGGTCGGCACGCAAGACATTCCGCGACAGACCGCGTCGAGCGCTGCGCAATGGGTGGCTGAAGACCAGGCGTTGACCGAAACTGACGCGGCTTTCGACGACGTGACGCTGTCGCCGAAGACCGTCGGTTCGGTCACGTCCTATTCGCGGCGCACTCTCATCAACGCGGTGCCATCGATCGAGCAAATCGTGCGCAATGACCTCACGAACGTCATCGCGACTGCGATCGATTACCAAGCGCTATTCGGCACCGGCACCGGCAACACGCCCGTGGGAGTTATTCACGCGCCTGGCGTGGTCCATGCAACACTCACGCCGACGTGGGCTGAGATCCTGGGGTTTCCCGCCGTTATCCAAAGCGCAAATGCCGACGTTGGTTCGCTCGGTTGGGCCTTGGCCCCGGACGCCGTCAAGAAATTGAGATCGACGGCGAAGGCCGCCAGCACGGACTCGGTGATGATCCAGGAGGATCCGAATTCGCTGGCGGGTTATGCGGTCGCGACTTCGACGCTCCTCGATGCGAGCGACACCGCAACAACGTCCGTGGTTATCTTCGGCGCATGGAGTCAGCTGTTGGTCGGCTACTGGTCCGGCGTCGACATCCTCGTGAACCCATATGAGTCGACCGCCTACATGCGCGGCCGAGTGCTCATGCGAGTGATGCGCGACGTGGACGTTGCAGTGAGGCACGGGCAGAGCTTCGCCTACGCGAGCCTGGCGGACTGACGAAGATGCTCGAACGCCGCGCCATCACGGCCGAGGTGCGCCGCAAGGGAAGGCGCTTGGAAGGCTATGCCGCGACGTTCGGCGCAGAGGCCAGGATCAACGACTTCGTCGAGACAATTGCGCCTGGCGCCTTTGCCTCTTCTCTCGCCAAGCGTGGCGACGTGCTTGCCCTCGTCGATCATGATCCGGGCAGAATGTTAGCACGCACGAAATCAGGAACCCTGCGGCTGAGTGAGGACAAGCGCGGGCTCGCGTTTGATCTCGACGTGCCGTCGACGAGTGTTGGCAATGATGTTCTCGCGCTCGCCGAACGCGGAGACCTCGGCGGTATGTCGTTCGCGTTCTCGGTGACACGCGAGAAATGGGACAAGGCGCGGCGCACGCTGGAAGCCGTGGACTTGCACGAGATATCAATCGTCCAAAGTTGGCCGGCCTACCCCGACACGCTGGTGCAGGCTCGCTCAAGGCCGGTTCTGTTTCCACGCGCCGCCATCGCGCGCCGATATTTGGAAACGTTGTGATGGGCTTGCTCGCGCGCATTTTAGGAATCGGCGCCAGCGCCGGCGATCGCGCACCAGAACGACGTGCGACGAGTTGGGATTTGATGCGCGGCATCGGCACGACGACGCAAGCCGGCGTTCCTGTTGGTCCGTATCTCGCAGAAAATCTGAGCGCGGTTTTTGCTTGCGTGCAGTGCATTAGCGAAACGACGGCTTGCCTCCCGGTCGGCGTCTTTCGCAAGTCGGGCGATGGGAAGGTCCCGGCGGATGATCATCCGGTCGCTCGACTTTTCAAACGTGCGCCGAACACGCTGCAAACGCCGGTCGAATTCTTGGAGATGATGACGGCACACTGCTTGTTGCGCGGCAATGCGTACTGTGAGATCGAGCGCGACAACCGCGGCGCGCCGGTCGCGTTGTGGCCTCTGCATCCAGATTACGTCTCCGTTCTGCGCCTCACGCGATCGCGCAACATTGTCTATGACGTGACGGACCCCGCGGGCGGCACCCGGCGACTGGTCGCCGATGAAGTCCTGCATCTGAAAGATCGATCGGACGACGGCATTGTCGGCAAGGCCAGACTGACGCGCGCGCGTGAGACGTTCGGCATTGCGCTGGCGACCGAGACACATGCTGCCAAGGTGTTCGCGAACAGTGCGGCGCTAAGCGGCGTACTCATGCATCCTGGGGATCTCGGAGTAGAGGGAGCGCAGCGGCTCAGCGCGGACTTCAAACGCACACATCAAGGTCCGGAGAAAGCCGGCGAGATCGCGGTGCTCGAGGAGGGGATGAAATGGCAGGCGATCTCTGTGTCGCCCGAAGCAACCGAGCTGTTAGCGAGTCGGCAATTCTCGATCGAGACCATCGCGCGCATCTTTCGCGTGCCGCCGCCCGTGCTCGGCGATCTGAGTCACGGCACCTATTCGAACGTCACTGAATTGGGCAGATGGTTTTATCAGCACACGATCGTGCCTTGGCTCACGCGATGGGAGCGAACCATTGAACGTAGCTTGTTCTCCGACGAAGCCCGGCGAACGTACGAAGTCGAGTTCGATGCCGATGTTTTGACGCGCGCGAACATGTTGGAAAGGTACCAGTCGTACCGCATCGCGCGCGAGATCGGGCTCAACAGCGCGAACGAGCTCCGCAAGTACGAGAATATGAACCCACGCACGGATCCCGGCGGCGATGAATTCTTTTCGCCGGCGAACATGCAAAGCGAGCAAACCGGCGCACCGAAACAAGGCCAGCGGATGGGCCCGATCGAGCAGCGGCTCGGCATGCTCGAGCGCGCAAACATCACGTCGACCGTCGCGCAAGAACTGTGGTTCAGTGGGCTCGAGGCGCGCATCGAGGAAATCGAGCGGGAGCCGCGCATGTCCAAGCAACCCGCATGAGCCGAGGCAATGGCCGCGCGCCAGGCAAAAGGCAACCACAAGGATCGCCGCAAGCTGGTGCGCGCGATCGCCGGCGTGCTCGCCGTTGGCGAGCCGACGATGTTCCGATGGGAAAGTTGGTGCAGGGCGAAGCTGCGCTGCGGTTTGTGCCTTCAGGGCAATAGCTGGTCGCGGTCGGACGCGATCGCGGCGGAAGCAATCCGGCGGGCATTTGAATGGCTCGACGTCCGGAGGCCGCCATGGGCTTGGGGCCAAATTGAATACACGTGGGATAGCGAGGCCACGCGTCTCGAGTACACGCATTGCCTACAGTGTGGATCGCGGCTGGACGAAGACCGAAAGAAATTCTGCGGCAAGGAATGCGGCAACCACTTTCGCCACGCTCTCCACGTCGATGACTACCATGGTCGTGATCGCGCCCGCGCCTATCTGCAAGCGCGTCGGGACCGCGCCGAGCCGAAAGAGTGCGCACGATGCGGGACAATGTTTCGGCCGGCAAAGGCAAGCCAGAAATTTTGTTCCCGAGAATGCAGCGGCGGCCGGTCCGTGGCAGAAAAAATGAACGGGCATCACCACCCGTGGAAGACTGGCGACGTCGCTGCCAATGGTGTCAACGGATCATCCCCGATCACGCCGATGCCCGCAAAATGTTCTGCTCCGCGCAATGCAAACACCGCGACTACGACCAGCACATCGCCCGCGAGCGCGCCGCGATCCGCGCCAAGTTGACGTGCAAACACTGCGGCAAGCCTATCGAGGGTGCCAGGCGCCAGGATCGGATGTATTGCTGCCTGAGATGCCTGGAGGTTGCCCGCTACTGGCGCCGTCGCGAGGAGCGACTCGCGCGGGCCAAGGCGTACTACTACAGGAAACGGGTGGCATACTCAGTTGACAAACTTGGCGCCGGGGGATTATTCTATTCGCATGAGTAAACTCAGCCTTCCTCAAGTTTCAGCCGCCGCCGGCGCTACCACCAACCAGATCAACAACTGGATTGCGCGCGGCCAGTTGTCGACCGAGCTGGAGCCGCCTGTGCCGGGCGTCGCGCGGGGGTTTTCCCGCGCCAACGTGCAGGAGATCGCCTTGATGCAACGGTTGATAGAGGCCGGCATGTCGCCTTCGGCCGCCGCCGAGAAGCTGGCGCGCCTGTTCGCACGGCTCAAGCAGAGGAGCCCGGAAGGCGGGTTCGTAACCTTCTTTCCGAGTGGCGACTTTGTGCTCGGTCCCGAACCGCCGAGTGCGCGCCTGATCAGTGCCACCGCGGCGATCGTGGTCAACCTCCGTCTGATCGCTGATGCGGTCGACGAAGCATTCGAGGAGGCCAGCAATGAGGAGTGATCGTGACCAGGCGGTGATCGACGCGTGGGTGGCGAGCGAAGGCGCGGATCCTGAAAAAGGCCGCATCTTTTTCGAGCGATTTCACCAGCTGCTGCAGCGACTGGAAGGCGAGGAAATGACGCTCGCCGAAGCCGCGAAATTTATGAACGTACCCTATCCCGTGTTCCGGCGGATCTGGGCGGTTCGTCTCGCGCGCGAAAACGTCGGCCGGCAGCCGACGGGGCAAGCCAAATTACCAGCGAGCTAACGATGGCGCGTCTGGCCACAGAAAAGGAAGCCGCCGAGGCCATCGGCCTCGAACTCGCAACCTTCCGCACATGGGTGCAAGCCGGACGCCTGCCGGGACCGATACCGGATTGCGGCAGGTTTGATCTCAAAGCTTTGGACGCGGCGATCGACCGCATCTCGGGCCTTGGCGCGGCGAACGCGCTCGACGCATGGAGGGCAAAGGCGCATGCGCGTCAATCTTAAGGGCATCCACAGCGCCATCGTGAAGCTCGCCGGCGGCCGGCGCGTCACCTACTGGTACGCTTGGCGCAAGGGCCCGCGGCTCGT